CAAACAGGCTGAAATAGCCGAATTGCAAAAGCAGATGAATAACCCAACCATGATGGCCATGGCTGAAGGTGCTGGTGAACCCAATGAGAAAAAATCACCAGCTGAGTGGTTGAGAGATCCCAGATTGGAAACACAAGTTACCTCATTGCAAGCCACTGGTCTTGCTTTAAACAATCCGGCCAAGGGATTCAAGTCATTTGACGACTATCGTGGTCCAGACATGAGTCAAGCCAGCAACCCCATGTACTTCCGAGATTTCTTGAATGCTTTTTCTCGAGTGCCAGGCGCAATGGTAACTGCTTTTATGTCTGATGTGGCACCACAGCCGGCTATGGCAGAAGGCGATGTCGAAGAAGGTGCCGGAGTCATGCACTTCAAAGCAGAAAAGGCCAAAGAGGCAGGCAAACCAACATTCGAATTGGGTGACGAAGAATTTCGAGTTCAAGAATGCTATGATGGTTCAATGAGTCCAATGTCGGGAGCAACACAAGAGGAAAGCAATCTATCTGTTAGCACTAACATGGGAACTAATAGCCCATTAAATGTGTCAGTAACTGCCACTGGTGGTGCAGCTCGTGAATTGATGCAAATGTTGCGTTTGGCTGGTTTAGGCTCTTCAGAGGAAATGTCTGACACAACAGAACCAGAAGTAGTTATTGGTGCTGAGGAAATGGAAGAAGACTATGCTAATGCTCCTGATGAAAAATATAGCACAGTTAATAATCAAAAGAATCAAGGCAATGACTTGCATAGTCCAAAGATCATGCATAAAGATAGCTATCGTCAAGGTGATAATCCAATGGCTATGCGTGAAGCAGACGAATTGGCTGCTTTGGAAAAACAATTGTTTGAAGAATTGTCGGCTATTAAGATTATCAAAAAATAATGAAAACTCTAATGGAGTATATTCAGGAATTGGAGCAACATGCTCCAATTTCTGTTTCTGATCAAGACGTTGAAGAAAATCTTAACATTGATTTTAACGATGATGACGAAACAGTCTTGAAAGATCTAGAACGATTAAAAAATCAAGCCGGTATTAAATCAGCAATTAAACATGCCTCCGCCAAACTTATTGGTGATTTGAAATGAAAATTAGAGAATTGTTGGAAGCAATAGAAAAAACTGGTAAACTGGAAAAATCTGCCAAAGCAGCTATGCCAGGCGCCGAAAGCTGGCCAGATCTTAATCAAAATAATAGCGCATATCTACAATATCGCTATGGTATTGCCTGTGCCGGCAGTCCAGATAACATTGATATGACCATGTTTACTGCAACACATCAAGACTTGGTAACAATTGGCTATACCCAGGCAGATCACGCAATCTTAGACGCAGCAGCAAAAGCACTGGGTGTGAGTCCAAAACGTCTCACTGATCCAAGTAGTGCAGAAACTCCCGACATTAATAAAGCTAGCCCAGTTGCGGCTAAGAAAAAAAACAAGTACGGCGTCTAAAAATAAATATTCCATAAAGGAAAAATGCCATTATGGGAATTTTAAGAGATTTTGATCTAAGCACCTATGCTTGTAATGTTTATGTGGAGACTGGCACTGGCGTCGGACAATCCATGACAAAGGCAACACCACACTTTGATCGATATTATACTGTGGACATGGATCCAAAATGGACTAGCTCAATAATTCAAAAATTCCCATTCGTAAATGCAGTCACTGATTTGTCAATACCAGCCTTAGAAAAGTGGTTGAAGTTTGATTTGTTACCAACTGACCGTGTGCTATTTTTTCTAGATGCCCACTTTCCAGATGCTGACTTCAATGGAGCGCCTTATGACGTCCATGCACCAAACGCAGTACCACTAAAAGAAGAATTAGATCTAATATATCATTATAGAAAAGATTGTAATGATTATATTATTTGCGATGATGCTAGGATTTATGTTGAGGGACCATTCCAACATGGAAACTACCCTAAGGCACATTTAGGTGGCGGGATTGGTTTTATTGAAAACTTATTCCCCAATAAGGTTGCCATTGATTGGAGTGAAGAGGGTTATATATTAATCGACAATCGATAAATATTGCATGAAGCAATATAAATTCACAAGTCAAGACTTCACAGGAATAAATCCAGAAATAGATGACGCTGTGCTGTCTCCAGAAGATCCTATCAATGATATTAAAAGACTTGCTGGCATCACTGCTGAAAGTTTGTTAAAGCCAGTTGCAGAATCGGATGAGATGACTGCTAATGATCACGCATTGAGTCCAGTGGGTAGTAATATTAGCATCACTGGTATGGAAAAGAAACGTTTAGAAAAAGAACATAATATCAAACCAGGTACAGATGCTTGGTTTCAGTTGTGGTTCTCAAAGCCATTTCTCACTGGCGAAAAGCCAATCAAGCGTTAATCGCTTGTTCAGTCAATCCTAAATATTTGTACCAACCCTCATGGTGTATTCTCACAGGGGTGTTTTTCCACTGTGAAATTAAACTATAATAATCTGGCTTGAAGGGTGTACGTAAAGGCTTCTGCAATTTGCTACCCTTTTTATAATTGCATGGTTTGCAGGCAGAAACAATGTTTTCAAAATTAGTTTTACCACCAGCACTTTTTGGTATCACGTGATCCAACGTCAAATCCTTTGTATCAAATGTGTCTGAGCAATATTGACATTGATATAGATCTCTGAGATAGACATTAGACTTACTAAATTTAATATTTCTTTTATAATCAAAATATTCTTTAGTTACACATACACTGGGAATTTCCAATGTAAGATGTTCACTTCTTATCACTTGTCCTGGATAAGTTTCCAATACAGTTACTCTATCTAAAAAGAATAATTTTATGGCATGTTGCCAAGTAACAACAGAAAGTGGGAGAATACTAATAGGATTATGGTCTGCGTTCAGCAATAGCGTTTGGTGCATAAATATATTTACTCCTTAGCAATTAAATCTAAATATATACATGTCTGATGATAGCCAATTTGTAAGAGCACCAAATATAACAATACCCCTAACTAGAAGTCAAGTTATTGAGTATTCGAAGTGTGCTGACCCAATCAATGGTTATCGATATTTCATGGAGAATTATTTCTTCATTCAACATCCTACCAAAGGACAAATAAAATATAAACCATTTTCCTTTCAAGTTAAATTAATTGAAAATTATCACAATAGACGATTTTCTATTAGCATGCTCTCTAGGCAAACTGGAAAAACAACTTCGGCTGCTGGATATTTGCTTTGGTTTGCTATGTTTAATCCAGACCAAACTATATTAATTGCAGCACATCAATATAGTGGTGCTCAGGAAATTATGCTTAGAATTCGATATGCATATGAAATGTGCCCAATGTGGCTTAAGGCAGGTGCAGAGTCGTATAATCAGGGTAATATTAATTTTGATAATAAAAGCCGAATTGTTGCCCGAGCTACAACAGAAAAAACTGGTCGTGGTATGTCTATCTCTCTTTTGTATTTAGATGAGTTTGCATTTGTTCGACCCACAATTGCCCGTGAATTTTGGACTGCTATTAGCCCAACATTGAGTACTGGTGGTAAGTGTATTATTACTAGTACTCCTAATAGTGATGAGGATCAATTTTCTCAACTTTGGAAAGGTGCTAATAAAAGAACAGATGAATTTGGAAATCCAACCACCTTAGGTGTAAATGGGTTTAGTCCATTTATAGCACATTGGAGCGAGCATCCAGATCGGGATGAACAGTGGAAAGAAGAGGAAATTGGCCGTATTGGTGAGGAAAGATTTAGGCGAGAACATGAATTAGAGTTTCTCATCGCCGATGAGACCCTAATTAAATCTATTACATTGAGTGAGTTAGAATCCAAAGAACCAATAGAAAGACATGGACAAGTTCGTTGGTATAAAAAACCAACTAAGGGTAAGACATATGCAATAGCCTTAGATCCTAGTCTAGGTACTGGTGGTGATGCGTCAGCAATTCAAGTCTTAGAGTTGCCAACAATGATGCAAGTTGCAGAATGGCAGCACAATAAGACGCCTATACAGCAACAAGTAAGGTTATTAAAAGACATATGTCAATACATTTATGATTGTATAGGATCAGAAACCAATATTTATTATAGCGTAGAGAACAATTCATTAGGGGAAGCGGCCTTAGTTGCTATCAGTGAAGTTGGTGAGGAAAATATTAGAGGAATGTTTTTAAGTGAGCCAAAAAGCATGGGTGGCCCAGCAAAATTTAGAAAAGGGTTTACAGTTACTAATAAATCTAAATTAGCAGCCTGTTCCAAATTAAAAAATCTAATAGAAACAAAGAGATTAACTATTTCAAGTAGTAATTTGATAAGTGAACTAAAGACATTTATATCAGTAGCAAATACTTATAAAGCTCGTGTTGGCGAGCATGATGATTTGGTTATGAGTATGTTATTAGCTGTTAGAATGATGTTAATTATTCAAACGTTTGATCAGGACCTTGACACCAAAATGCGAGATGGTACTGATGAAGTAATCATGCCCATGCCTTTTATAATGTTTTAATTTTTAGCATAAATATTGTTATGAAAAAACCTATTGAACAGATCGCCGAAGAACTGTGTGATAAATTGACTAGATTTGAGGACATTACCTTGGGTGATGAATCAGCCGAAAACACAGATGACGAAGAAAAGGCTAGATTTTTTAATTTTACATATCAGGATACTGAATCCGAAGATAAACCAATCATAACAGTTCATTTAAGTAATTCTGGAGATGTTGAAAAAAGAGCATTAAAAATTCATTATATCACCAACATACTTGACTTGATGAATCCTGACCAGAAAAAACGATGGATGGATTTTTTAAAAGAATTGAGATATTTCGCCAAAGCTAATTGGTTGAATTTCGATGTTAGAAATTTAACTAAACCCAATTTAAGTTTGCGCGACATTAAAAAATTGACTAAAAAAGATTCAGTAACTAACGATCAAGTAAAGGTTACAGAAAGCAAACTGTTTGGTACTAGCAAACTAAGTTATGAAAACGTGGGTCCAGTAAAATTATTGGTACGTCATAGCCAAAATATAAATCCTGAAATTCAAGGATCTAGAACTAGAAATATCGAAAATATATTTGTTGAAACTGAGATCGGTGAAAGATTTTTGATGCCATTTACTAAATTAAGCCCAGCTAGGGCAATGGCTAGGCATATTGCTGAAGGTGGTAGAATTGGTGACGAAATCGCTAATTTCATTGAGGAATCTGCAAAAGAAATGTCATCTATGGGGGTTTTTGTGCGTAGTATGCGCCGTAGAACGTTTGAGGACACAGAAACGATAGCTATGGTTGAAGCTGCTATAGAACGATACAACGAAGTTAAATCAAATTTGAATCGTATTAGTGGACAAAAAGGCTATGCTGATTTTAAAGAACACTATGCACCAAATGATCCAGATGAATATGATTTTGATTTGGATCAATTGAAAGAACGATTTGTTAAAAAATTATTTGACGATAGATTGGGCGAAGCATTGCCTCATGTTTATAGGGCTTACAAAGCTAAACAAAAATCTTTGGAAAACAGCTATGTGGCTGAATTTGATCAATGGGCTGATGATGTAGTAGAAGGCACGTGGGCAGTGCCTGAAACTGATTCAGATTTAGATGCTCTTAAAGATCTAATGTCTAAGCCACTGTCTGCCGGAGTTGATGGCGCCGATGCTATACCTTCTTTATATGATCTAATCGGAGACGATGACTTGTTTGATCGTATAAGTCAATTATCTTCAGAACAAGGTCAAGATGCTGATGTTAGACCTTTGGTAATTGATTGGTTAAGTAATAACGGTTACGAAGATTTGGCTGCTGAGTTTCAAATGACATTTGATCAACCACAATCATCACCACCACCTGCGTCTGAAATCAATATAGATCAGCCACCAATGGAAGAAAGCATCAGCAGTTTACGTCGACTTGCTGGTCTTGCCAAAAATTAATTTTTTGGTTGAATAGCTCAAAATTTCAGTTGAATCTTTCAAAATAAATCTATACAATTCCTACTGTAGGGATAAATATATATGTTATTAAGTGCAATGGTGTATTTAATATCTAATCTCTCACAAAGACCATCTTTTATTTTTATTAAGGACTTATATTATGGCAACGACTTTAGCTGAAATTCGCGCACGTTTACAGGCGCAAGAAACACGTGGTAGCAACAACTCCCAAATGGGTGGTGATAATGCCATCTATCCACATTGGAACATTGCAGAAGGTACTAGTGCAAAACTACGCTTCCTTCCTGATGCTGACCCCAAAAACACATTTTTCTGGATTGAACGAGCAATGATTAAATTGCCTTTCGCTGGTATTAAA